CGTATTGAAAACGGTATGGGTGGTTTGATGTACTCGAACTAAATTATTTTTTATAGCCACTTATTATAAATGTTCTGGCAATTAGTTTTTTTACTAGCTTTCATTTTTATTATTACATACGATCCTAAGTCCGGAACTTTGAATCATCTCGTCGACTCTAAACAACAAGAACCCGCTCAAAATGCGGAGTGTAAAGAGGGGCATTACCAGGAGATTCAATTTGCTCAAATGGGGTATGACTGTCCAAAGGAAAATGGTGTACACATGGGCGCGATTATACGAACTTAAAAACATAATTACTAAATTTAATATACAATGTTTACGTTCGATAAAGATACCGCAATGATAGTCGCCGTTATAATGTGCATAGCCGCTTCAATTTATATGTATAAAGAACTCAAAACGACCAAGGAAGAAATGGAAGGTGTTAAGGGTATGAATGGAAAAATGGCTTCATTTTTGTCCAGGGTCAGGCCAATACAAATTTCTAATTCGGTACCGGATACACCGATAAATGACACTATTAACGTTAAAAACGAAACCCAAGTCGACACAGAATCAGAAGAAAATCAAGAAAGTGAAGAAGATTCTTCAGAATAATCATATCGTTCTATTATAACTTGCAAATGCGCAATGAAGAAATACAAGGCTATCGCAATACCTGTAACCTTTACAGGTTCTAAACCGAAGTTTCTTACCGTTAGAGATAGAAGATTCAAAGATTGGATTTTCGTCACTGGTGGATGTAGAAGAAGAGAAATACCCAACCCAATAAGATGTGCCCTACGAGAATTAGAAGAAGAAACGAGAGGAGTTGTAAATCTCAAAAAGGGTGAATATACCACTTTCAAGTTTATAGTAAAGGAAAGTCCCGGTGTGGAATTGGAATATAACGTATTCATATTTTTCGTAAATTATACACAACAAGAACAAAACGAACTCATTAAGAAGTTTAACGATGAAAAACAAAAAACAAATTTAAAAAAAATACAAAAATTACCAATTAAGAGAACGTTTGATGAAAATGATTTCATGAATTTTGAAACTTTATCGGAATTCAATACGAAAAAACAATGGGATAGGATCGTCAAAAATGTTCTCAATAACCCCGAATTTTATACGTGTGTAACTTCTCTTAATAGAAAAACCTTCTCTATTAAATAATGAAGTCTAAAGCCTATATTTTATCACAAATAAAAGATATATTAATTGAAAATCATGGATATACAGAAAGTAAAGCACAAAGGTATTTAGAAGTTCATCAAAACGATAAAGTTTATGAACTTTTAGTACTTAAAAAGTCTTTAGCAGATCAGGAACAGTACCCAGAAATTTCGTATAGAAAAACAATATGGCGACATCACTACGATAGCGATGAATGAATATAAAAAATAAAAACTAATAAATTATAAGTATACACCATGTTTAAACAATGGTGTAAAGAACAGGGGTTCTTAAACAACTCCAATGTATCACATGTGCTCATGGATGGCGGTGTTCTTTCCGTGCCATTTGATAGATTGAATGATTTTTATAAAAAATGTATAGAAGCGTATAAAGTAGATGAAAAAATATTTGTAGTTGAACAAAAAACTGAAAACTATAACTTTTTTATAGATATTGACCATAAGGCTCGAGACTATTTAGAAGTATGTGACATATTCGATATATGCCAGTTAATATGTGGTATAGTTACTCGTCATGGCGGTGGTAATGCTTTAATATCAATAGCCGAACCAAAACCCGCCGGTGAAGATCTTGTAAAATCAGGTGTTCATATAAATTGGCCAAATTTCGTAGTAAATAAATCATCCGCAATAGCACTCAGAGAACACGTCATAAACGCACTTTCCATTTTCGATGGAAGTAAAAAATGGTCAGATATAGTTGATTGTGCCGTATACGGAAGTTCGGATACAAAAGCACAAGGAAGTGGTTTTAGAATGCCATATTCACATAAAAAGGGTAAACACGAAAAGTGTTTAGGACGAGGATGTGAAGAGTGTAACAATACAGGAAAAGAAATACAAGGTGAATATGTACCATTATTTATTTTTAAAGGTGGTCAAGGACAATCTTTTCAATTGCTTCAAGAAATACAAAATCCCAAAGAAGGTGACATTGAAATGTTAAAAATGGCAACCATACGCACACAAAGTACAACGCCTGTTATAATAGAAGGAGCGGTCATAGAATATAATAAAGAAGATTCTTTTTCAGAAGATGAAATAAAACATGAGTTTAAAGATCAGGAAGTGTTAGAACTCATAGAAAAATTTGTAAATAAGTATCTCGAAGGACAGGCAACTTCGCGTATCACGAAAATGTTTGAATGTAACGGTAGCTTCCTCGTGTCAACAAATTCTTTTTATTGTGAAAATAAAAAATGTAACCATAATTCCAATCATGTATGGTTTCATATAATAGGCGAAACAATCGCACAAAAGTGTTTTTCTACTACCGATATAATAAGACATTACGGGTTTTGTAAAGATTTTACTGGTAAAAGGTATCAATTATCGCCTAATATTATAAATCGTTTGTATAAAGAAGACGGTGTTAAAAAGTACGTACCACCTATCACAAAATTCATAAAGAAAAAACAAGAGGAAGAAATAAAACAGTACGATTTAACTCTAACTGATCAACTTTCAGTTTTCATAATGAAAAACATGTTAAACACAGGTGACGATTTTAAAGTATCTAAAATAGAAATAAAAAAAACAAAGTCTAAATCAAAATCAAATATAAAAGAATACTCAGTTCGCACTAATCATACGTGTTTAATTTGTAACAAAAGTTACGTTGTTTTTAGAATTGTAAAAGATAAGATTGAACAAGTGTGTAATTGCGAAAACCGCAAACATTATTTAGATAAAAAAATAATAGCTAAATTATAGAATATAATGCTAGCAGTAATTGTTTTAGCTGTTGTTATATACTTCGCATCGTCTATGATATCCATAAAAGAGAATAGTGTTACCGAGATACATAAACTCATACGTAAATCCTATAAATATTCAGGGTTAAATCCATCTATACACAACGAATTCATAGAGAATATTAAAATGGCTCTAGAATACAGAACAGATATAACTTTATCTAAAAAACTAATGAATAGATCTATATCAAATCTAGATGAAATAGCACTCAGTTCAGTTTCTGGTGATACTAGTGTTTTAGAAGATATAGATATCATTATTAGTAATATAAAACTACATTTCGATGAATTATACGCTAATTTACAGAATGAAAGTGAGTAAAATACTTAAAAGAATTGTATTTATAATATTTATATAATGGTTTCGGGTGTAAAAACACGCTCGGGACGAGTTTCTAAAGTACCACAACGTTTGGAATTATTTGAAGAAGTGGAAGATGATTATAAGGAAGATGAATACGATTCCGATTACGATGTATTACAATCAGACGATGAAGATTTTTGTTCAGACGACGATGAAGATATTGAAGATGATGAAGACGCAGACGATAATGGTAATTTAAAAGGGTTCGTCGTAGACGATACAGATGAAGACGAAGACTACTCCGAAGAAGAAGAAGAAGAATATAGCGAGTAATAACGAGCTTAAAAAAATAGATACTTTTTTTATATATGGAAGCTGAAGTTGGAACACCGATTGAGTATAACCCAGACGAATTCATAAATAAAAACAGTACCGGTTTGATAGACGAAGAACAGGAAGAACAACACGACGAAACCGCAGACGATAAATATTACTCACACCCTGCTCAACATCAGGTTTATTATAACCCACAACCTCAATACCAGGAAAAAAACGATATATTTACAAATTTAGATAAAACGGGGTATATTATAATTTTTGTAGCGTTTTTATTAGGTTTTTTCATGGGTAAAACCATGCAACCCGTAATACTTAGACCGGGATAAAAGGTTTACCTTTTATCCAATCGTATTCAGATGTAGTTTGTTGACCCGTAAACGTACCTATATTACCCGTTTTCGGTTCAGTAAAATACGATCTACTCACTATGAGTGGATCTTTAGCCATGTCCTCGGCAACCTTAGAAGGTGTAACTTCTTCACTTTCGACACCGCCACCCGATTTACTTTTTTGATCTTTATACACTCTGAAAAATAAAACGACGGATACTAACACTATAAGAATGGTGATTATGTTCAATATAATACTCAACATACTTACATTTAAATAACAAAATTAATTTACGCTTCATCTGGATTTACATTTTCCATATTTTTTGATGTTACTTCCTCTTCGCCATCTTTACCATCGTCTTCCTTAATCTGCGCCTGTTCCGAAAGCTCAACTTGAGCTTTCTTTGTTTCTTTTTCCGCAGCTTGTAAATCAGCACGAGCCTTTTCTTCGTCGAACTTTTGCATGACTTCCACGGAATTAAACCCCCTTTTTTCAGCCTCCTTTTCCAACGCTTCCTTTGCGTCGGCTTCACGTTTTTCTTGTCGTTCCTTTACTTCCCGAGCAACAATCTCGTCCGCTTCCTTGACGAGATCTTCCATATTCGCATCAGGTTTTTCTTTTTGGAGACGGTCCAAAACTTCACCGGGGTGACTGATAGGAGCCTCGTCTGGTTTCGTATAAAATTGCGAGTTTTCGTCACCGCTTTTGAAATACGTATCGGTACCAGGTGCCTTAACAGCCATCATATCCTTCTTACGTTCAGCAAACATGGCAGCTGCCTGTGCCTGATTTTCCTTATACCCCGTCATTAATTCCTCGAGCTTTTCATCCGCATAGTGCGCATCTTCGATCTGGAGATTATCCGGTGGAATTAATAACCATTTATACATGTCGACGACATAAATATCGAAAGTCGCATCTTCTTTTTGAAGACGTTTCGCGTGTGACGCAGCTTCGTCGCGTGAGTTAAACGCGCCCCTAATTTTAATACCAAACTTATCGTTTTTTTGCGGTGCTTCGGGACCTACTACAGAAAGACACGCGTATAATTGACCCGGTACGGTCGTATAATCTTGTTCGAGAGTAGACATTGTTTTATATGTTTATTTAGTACTTTTTTTTTAAGCCTCTTTTTTCACTTAGGTTTCCATTTAAGGAACGATGGTAAAGCGACTAAAC